TATTCCGGTATCCTCTGAATTTCACCAGTTGAAAGACATTTTCGAATATCTTTTAGTGCTTCTTTCCATGTTGGAGCATACATCCCGACAGCAAACACAAACGGTTTCCCGAATTTTTCCTGATACTGTTTATTAAGTTCCTCAAATTCGATTTCTTCTTTGCTTTTTTCAGGCTTTCGGTTCAGGTCAATCATCAGACTGCATCTCCTAACATTTTCAAAAATAATTGATATGATTTCGGGAAAAAGTCATTTATTCCCTTCAGGGAATCGGATTGTGTAACGGTTGCCGAATACATTTCTGCGAACGCTTCACATGGAAGTTTTCTATCCATAAAGAAATATCCGGGATCATGCCCAACGTCAAACGGAAAAGCTATTCCATAATGCTGTTCTGTATATCTTTGGAACATGTCGGAAATGTCTGCACGTTCATACATGGTATAGGATTTTTTCACAAAGTCAATAAAATCATTTCCAACATCAGGCTTGTGTATTGCCGCTTTAACTTCCTGCTCACCAATGTCACTAAGATACTGTTTGAAAATTGATCTAAGAACAGAATCATCATTCCCGGAATTCTGCATCATATCCCGCAAAGCATAATAATTATCCCTTGGAAGTTTGCTTCGTAAGGCTTGCCGCATGAAAGAATCAATTCCCATACCACCCGAAGCGTTTTGGCTTGCCTTTACATAATCATAATCATCTATATACCCATTCTTTTTGAAGAAAAACTCTTTTACCCTTTCTTCGCATTCATCCATTAAGGACTTTCCAAAAGCGTTATTTTGATACTCATAGGAATAGTATTTACCGTTCCCCGGTTCAAGTGCGTAATCGATGTTATGACCATATTCATGGAAGAATACGCTATTTTTGCGATGGTACGAACCTTCATCAAAAGCTGTTTTGTATGAATCAAAATGAACTTTTTTGTCTGCGGATGAAAAATATGCTTCTCCACTCGCGGCGTGATAATCAGGGGCCTCAAGGTCTTGTTGTACCTTTGTCCAAACGTTCTTTGTTTCATCGCTTGAATTAGCAAGTGTTTTTTCTGCTTCCGCTGTGTACTTTGCAAGGGTTTGGTTTCCGTTGCTGTCGAACGGTTTCCCATATATAGATGATACCACATTTTGTGGTTGTTGTGTCGCTTGCGAAGCGACATTTTGCGGATTTTGTGGCTGAATTTTAGGTGTAGAAATTGCACCCTTTGGCGGGGGAACGGCGTTTGCATCAATATACCCACCATTAAACCGGGTAACTTCTCCAAGTTCCTTGGGCCATGTTGCCCGTACTGGTGTTGACTCCCTGTCCCGTCTGCGGGTTCTGCCTGTATCATCGCAGAATGTCTGAATGTCGGAACTCGCTTGCCTTACCCGTTCCTTCTGTGCTTTGATTTCTTCTTCTGATGCTCCCTGTGCTTTCATCACTTCAAGGTCGCGCTTTTCTTCTCTCAGCTTGCGCTCCAAAGCTCTTTGCTGTTGGCTTTCCTCATAGCTCTTGGCGTTTTCTTCTTCGTCCTGCGGAACATCGTAAAGCGTGGAAACGCCGGAAATAAACACCATCGGGTAATGTCCACAGTTTACCATTTTCTTCAATTACTTGAAGGTTTGGACTATATCTTCCGCATTTCTGCGGCCTTGCACTTGGGCGGGTAACTCATCCCCCCGCCTACACGCTTACACTCATCAGCGTTAGTCTCTTGACCTTTTGCAATGCTTGCAATTTATACCGTATTTTGATATAATACTGTCAGGAGGTGACACGATGGAAAAAATTTGTTGTGTCTACAAACTGACAAACACAGTAACAGGCAAGTTCTATGTCGGAAGCACGTTCAATCTGCATTCCCGGATGAAGTACCACCGTTATTCTCACAACCGCAACCCAAACAAGGAACTCGGGGCAGATATTGAAAAATACGGTTGGGAAGCATTCTCCATTGATGTTTTAGAAGTCTGCACCCGTGAGAATGTCCGTGAACGTGAACGCTTCTACATCGAATCCATGAAAGCCGTTGAAGTTGGTTATAATCAAACCAAAGCAACAACTTATCATGATTTGATGCTTGAATACAACGCTAAAATGTGGAAGGATGAAGAATACCGGAAACGTAAGAGTAAACAATCAAGCGCGGTTCAAAAGAAGCGGCTTGAAAACCCGGAATATCTTCAAACTAAATCAGAACAATTAAAGCGTTTTACCGATACATTGAAAAAGCCTGTTAGTATGTACTCAAAAGACGGAACTAAACTGCTCCGCACGTTTAACGGCATCCGTGAAGCTGAAAGATGGCTGATCGCAAACGGGATAACAGAATCCCGGAATGCAAGTTCAATCATCTCAGATTGTGCGCTCGGAGGCCGTCACAAAACCGCATATGGTTTTGTGTGGCGTTATTGCAACTCGGCACAGGATTGACCCCGCTTCGGCGGGGTTTTCCCTGTTAGCGGGAACATTCAACGCCATTTCCTGCGTTTACCTCAGTTGTTCCCACACCCCTGAGTAATAGGGTTCACAAGGTTTTAATTCGGCATAAACTGTCTACCGAATAGACCTGCGGCTTCGCCGTAACTGGTCTCATCTTGGGCGTAAACCTCGATGGTATTTCCATCGAGGTCTGTTGTCGAGCCGTGTGGGCCGTACCTTGCAATTACTTTTCCTTGCCACGGATAGCACAAGGGCCTCGCCCCGTTGTGCCAGCTCACTTGGTAAAGGTCGTTGCCGTAAGATTCGTTTCTCTCCCACGTTGCGGCCCGCGCCACATTGTTCATTGTGGTTCTGATGTCCATCGCGGCATACGCTTCAGGACTCCAATGATGCCCGCCGTGATCCACAAAACCCGTGATTCCGTTCTGCACCATCTTTTTCACGGATTCCCGGACGGCCTGATTGTACGCCGTTACGCCTGTCACGACTTCCCCGGCCCCAGCGTTCAATATGCTTTGTGTCCGCTGAATCTTCGCCGCAATATCGCTCACCGTTGCCGTATATGCCGCCTGTGTGGATTCAAGCATCACGGTATTCACGAGGTTCAGCTTATCCGCGCTTTGCCTGTAATACGCCTTGAACGCTTGCATCTGACCGGGGGAAACCTCCGGCACGGTGGGCGGTTGCAGAATGCCCTTCTCAGCCGCTTTCCTCAGTTTCGGCTCTTCCTGCTCCAGCGCGTGAATGATGGATGCTTCTAACGCCTGTCTGAGTGCCTGATCCGCGCCCTCAAGGCCCGACATGATAATATCAACCGTTTCTTTGTTGATCTGCCCCATCTGTGCCAACATCCGGGCCTGATAATCAAAAGACCCGGGCATTTCCGCCCCGGCCTTTAAAAATGGGAAATACTTTGCAAGGTTGATCAGGATTCGATCTGTAACGGCCCCGTAAACGTCTGCCATTGCCTCGGACATGTTCGCAACGAAAGCGGGTTTAAGCAAGGTTCATCACTCCATCCCGCCGAACAGTTTGGTCACGTCTACGCTGTTGCCCGTTCCTTCCTGCCTGATGCGGTTTAATTCTTCCTGTGCTTGCTCCGGCGTAAGCCCCTGTCCGTATTTCTTGTCTGTGAGAAATGTATATTTACTGAGCAAACCCGCACCCACAAGCATCACACCTTCGTTGATGTTCGTTTGCCTGTCCTGCGTTACGCCATCGTCAAAAACGATATTCACGTTATAGCCGTTCGAAGCAAGGCTTTCGATGCTCTGCCCTTCGTATTCCATGCCGTACAGGATAGCCACATCAATAATATTGCGGACAAGATGCTCAATAGCGGGCCTTAACTGGTTCTGAATCGTTTTGATGGTTTTATAGGTTTTGCTGTTCTCGCTGACAACCTCCGTTGCGGTTTTAATCCCGCTGTGCTGATCAAAGGAAAACGTGTTTGCGCTGAAACCGATCTGCAAGCACAGCACGGACAAAAAAGCGTTAATGGCAGAGATATGTTCTTCCACCCGCAGTTCCACGCTGTTGTCCTGAATCTTCAAATCATTCGGATCATCGCTTGCAAGGGCTTCATAGGCTTCATCGTTCGCGTCAAAATATCTGCACGTTGCACCCGTCTGCGGATCAACAACCATACGCACCGCACGGGCCGGGACGATGATCTTCTTCTTCCCCAAACGGAACTCGCGCACAAAACTGTCATAGCAGATGTCCAGCGCGTGAAGGGTTTCCAGAGCGTTCCCGTACAGGCTCATGCCCAACGGGGAATTATCGTCAAGGTTGTTTGCAATCGGCGTCCGCCAGTAAGAGAAAAGAGATTCACCAACCGGGATAATGGTTTCTTCGTCAAGGTAAGGGTACATTTCAGCAAGAGGAACCCGGATGCCCAAGATGTCCTGACTATCCCCGTTCGCGCCCTTCTGCATCGCGCTCCGGTAAAGCTCGTTCCGCACCGTGTACGTCATCCCGTCCCACGTATGCCATTCAAGCCGGGTGTAATACCAGCCCTTTTTCGCCACACGGGAGATGAACACGCCCTCATGTACATGTGCGTTATCCCATGAGATAGGCACAAACTGATCCGCCATCGCGTAACCGATGCGGATATTGTCTGTCCCCGGAACCTCGTTTCCGTTGCTGTCGTGCCTGATATCGCGCCACACCTTCAGCGCGGAGCCGCCCAGCGCACAGCCCTGCTCAATGCTTTCCTGCATCTTTTCCCGGAAGGAATTATCACAAAGAACCTTCTGCACAAAGCAGTTCAGCGGGTCGGGGTTCTCGTCCGTGCTTTCGCGCCCGTCCATGCTGACGTTGATCTCGCACTCTTCGCCCCATACCAGCCCCGCCATCTCAGCGCAGACGGCTTTTGCGGCATTCATGCGGTACAGTTCCCGCTTCGCTTTCGGGTTGGCAATGGTCGGGCAGTCGATCACATGCCACGCCTTGTAAAAGCCCTTGTAA